ATGATTACTCCGCTTTTGTTGTATTCGACATTACCACACTGCCTTGGAAGGTAGTTGCTAAGTATCGCAACAACGAAATCAAACCAATTTTGTTTCCTAACATTATCGAACAGGTTGCTAAGAACTATAACAAAGCCTATATACTCGCAGAAGTGAATGACATTGGTGAGCAGGTAACAAATATTCTTCATTACGATTTAGAGTATCCAAATATTCTAATGTGTGCGATGAGAGGTAGAGCAGGTCAGATTGTCGGTCAAGGATTTTCTGGAACCAAATCTCAGTTAGGTTTGAAAATGTCAAAGGTGACTAAAAAGGTTGGTTGTTCTAACTTGAAAACGTTGATTGAAGATGATAAGTTGTTAATTCCAGATTATGAAATCATTAGTGAGTTAACAACATTCATTCAAAAAAATCAATCTTTTGAGGCGGACGATGGATATAACGATGATCTTGTAATGTGTTTGGTCTTGTTTGCGTGGTTGGCGGTTCAACCCTATTTCAGGGAGATGACTGATAACGATGTTCGCAAGAGAATCTACGAAGAACAGAAAAATCAAATAGAACAAGATATGGCTCCCTTTGGATTTATATCAGATGGTGTTGATGATATAGAAGAAAAATTTATAGACGAAGATGGAAACGTTTGGTATACCGATGGATATGGCAATCCATATTCAGATGTAAAATACGTGTTAGGTTTCTGATGGATATAGAAGATCAATTTTCATTAGAACATTTATTGTTTAGAGAAAGACAATGTAGAACTTGTTATGAAATAAAAGATTTGATGTCAGATTTTTACGTGATTAGAAAAACAAAAAAATATCTTCCATCGGCATATTCTTACGAATGTAAAGAATGTACTATAAAAAGAATACAAAAAAATAGAAAAATAAAAAATAAATTCATTAATTTATACGAATACCCTGACTGGTAATTGTTCATGCATTGTTTCCCAATTTGAAATACTCAAAATAATAAATACTTTTAGATTAAAATGAACTACTTCACGAGGAAAAAAACATGGCAGGTCAAGTATCACCTGGAATTGTTCTAAGAGAGCGTGACTTAACTACTCAAACTATTGTAAACGTACAAGCAAATGCAGCAGCATTGGTTGGTAGTTTTGCAAAAGGTCCAGTAGGTGTTGTTACAGATATCTCTACAGAAAGAGAACTCTTAGAAATTTTCGGAGAACCAAATATTAATAATTACGAAGATTGGTTTGTTGCACAAACATATCTCTCATATGGTGGTAGAGTAAAAGTTGTTCGTATAGCAGACACAACGCTCAAAAACGCTGTTGATAACGGAACAGCTCCATTGATTAAATCTCTCAACGATTACATTTTAAATTATTCATCTTATACCACATGGAAATTTGCAGCTCGCACTCCTGGTATTCATGCAAATGGTTATAAAGTATCCACCATTGATGGCAGTTCTTTTAGTGGAACTTTTTCTGGATTGTCTAGCGCCAATGATGATGAAGTAACCATTTTGACAGGAACTGGAACTGGTGCATCGTTTAATATTACAGTTACTCAAGGTTCTACTACTTATACAGTTGCTATAGCAGCAGGTGGTGGTGGATCTGGATTTGTTGTTGGAAACACTATTAAAATTCTTGGTACTGCTTTAGGTGGTGCATCACCAGCAAATGATTTAACTCTTACCGTAGGAACCGTAAATTCGGGTGTTATTACTGCAGTTAGTGTTTCTGGAACTGCAGCAACAAATGCGGCTTATCAATCAAAATATGTATTTGGCACTACTCTGTGGTCATCAATTGTTGCTGCTCCAGCAGATTCAAATACAATGCATATTGCGGTTGCAGATTCAAATGATAATATTTTAGAGACATTTTTATATACATCAAAAACTTCAACTGCAAGAGATGATCAAGGAAGTTCTATATATTTTGCAAATATCATTAGAGATAAATCAGCATATGTTTACCCTGGTTCTGCATCATTGACAGCTGGATCTCAAACTTATACATTAGCAAATGGAGTTGATTCTTACACATCTAGTATTTCAAATATAACTGCTGCATTTGATGCTTTTGATAATGCAGAGGAAATCGAAATTGATTTTGTTTTAGCAGGCGGAAGTTTAGTTACAGAAGCAGATCAAGTAACTAAAGCGCAAAAAACAATTTCTCTTGCAACAAATAGAAAAGATTGTATTGCTTTTATTTCTCCTCATGTCGGAATGCTTTCTCTTACTAGTAACGCTGCAAAAAGAGATGATATTATTTCCTTTTTTGATACCGTAGGCACTAGCAATTCATACACTGTTTTTGATAGTGGTTATAAGTATATTTACGACAAGTATAATGATACATATCGCTATATTCCTTGCTGTGGTGATGTTGCTGGTCTTTGTGTTCAAGTTTCTGCTATACAAGAAGATTGGTTCTCTCCTGCTGGATTGAATAGAGGAAACTTAAAGAACGTGGTAAAACTAGCATATTCTCCATCCTCAAAAGATAGAGATATGCTCTATTTAAAGAGAGTAAATTCTATTGCTACTTTCCCTGGTCAAGGCACTGTTCTTTTTGGCGACAAAACTGCTTTAGCAACGCCAAGTGCATTTGATAGAATTAATGTTCGTCGTTTGTTCCTATCTATTGAAAAAAGAATTGGTCAACTCGCCAAAACGGTTATGTTTGAATTGAATGATGAAACCACAAGAACTGCATTCTACTCATCAGCAAATTCTTATCTTTCCGAAGTACAAGCAAAGAGAGGACTTATTGATTATCTCGTAGTTTGTGATACTTCAAATAATACAACAGATATTATTGACAGAAATGAATTTGTTGCTGAAATTTATATTAAACCAACCCGCGCAATTAACTACATTTCTGTTACTTTTGTTGCTACGAGATCTGGCGTAGAGTTTTCAGAAGTAATTAGATCTAACGGTTAATATTATTTCAAAAACTATTTACGAGGTAAAAAACGATGGCAATTAAGAGTAATGTAAAGGAATTTTTATCAACTATTCAGCAAGGCGTAAGACCCAATCTGTTTCTTGTTGATATTAAATTTCCAACTGCAGCTGGATTATCTTTTCCAACAAGTACAGATCTAGAACTAGTAAATATTCTATGCAAGTCAGCTGCTCTACCAGCATCTAACTTAGGCGTAATTGAAGTTCCTTTCCGTGGAAGAACGGTAAAGATTGCTGGGGACAGAACATTTGACACATGGACTGCAACATTCATAAATGATAAGACCTTCAAAATTCGTCACTACATGGAGTTATGGATGCAATCAATCAATAGTCACGAAGGTAATACTGCAAACCTAATTGTTCCAAATAATACTTCTGGATATACTGCTGATCTTACAGTTAAACAACTCGAAAGAAATAATAGTGCTGAAGGTAGCGTTATCAGAGAGTACAAATTATGGGGATGCTTCCCTACTAATATTTCTCAAATCGATCTTGCTTATGATAGTAATGATCAAATTGAAGATTTTACAGTGGAGTTCCAACTCCAGTATTGGAATGTTGATTCAGCAGGTAAGGGCACATCTCCTGGATCGATTAGTTAAATAATCTTTACTAAATAATTAGAGTAAGTGAGATATTTTAAATATGAGTCAATTATTTGGATTCTCAATTAAAAGCAAAACGGAGGAACTGAAAGGTCAATCACCAGTTCCTCCCTCTGCTGATGATGCAGTAACTACCGTAGCAGGTGGTTATTTTGGTTCATATGTAGATATTGATGGTGTAGCTAGAAATGAATTTGATTTGATAAGACGCTACCGTGATATGTCTATGCATCCAGAAGTTGATTCTGCTATAGATGAAATTGTAAATGAATCTATCAATTCTAATTTAGATGATACTCCTGTTCAAATAGAACTTTCTAATTTAGAAATAAGCGAATCAATTAAGAAAAAAATTAGAGAAGAATTTCAATACATTCTTCGACTATTAAAATTTGATACCAGAGCGCACGAAATTTTTAGAACTTGGTATATTGATGGTCGTATTTACTATCATAAAGTTGTAGATCTTTCAAATCCAAAAGCAGGAATTACAGAACTTAGATACATTGATCCTTTAAAAATTAAAAAGGTAAGAGTTCAAAATAAAGATGCTAAACTAGCACAAGTATTATCATCAAGCACAGCAAATGCTGCAAATGCATATGCATATGATTTTGGCGAATATATAGAATATTTTATGTATAATCCTAAGGGATTCATCAGTTCAACTTTTGATGTTAATAACGCAACCAGTGGCGTCAAAATTGCTAACGATGCAATCACCTATGTAACTTCAAGTATTCAAGACCTCAATAAAAAAATGGTTTTGAGTTTTTTGCACAAGGCAATTAAATCACTTAATCAACTTCGCATGATTGAAGATGCGCTGGTTATTTATCGTCTATCTCGTGCTCCAGAAAGAAGAATTTTTTATATTGATGTTGGTAATCTTCCTAAGGTAAAAGCAGAACAATATCTTAGAGAGACAATGGCTCGCTATAGAAATAAACTTGTCTATGATGCACAAACTGGCGAGATTCGTGACGACAAAAAGCACATGTCAATGCTAGAAGATTTTTGGCTCCCTCGTCGTGAAGGCGGCAGAGGAACTGAAATCACCACTCTACCTGGTGGTCAAAACCTGGGAGAATTAAAGGACGTTGAATACTTCAAAAAGAAACTATACAATTCACTCAATCTTCCACCATCACGTTTAGATGATGCAAACCAAGGATTCTCACTTGGTCGTTCATCTGAAATCCTTCGTGATGAACTTAAGTTTGCTAAATTTATTGCACGTCTTCGCAAAAAATTTAGTTCTATGTTCCACGATATTCTCAAAACTCAACTCATTTTAAAGGGAGTTATTGCTCCAGAAGATTGGGATGAGATGCAAGAACATATTCAATACGATTATCAATTTGATAATCATTTTGAAGAACTCAAACAAGCAGAGTTGATGGGCAATCGTTTACAAGTTGCTACTCAATTAAATCCTTTTCTAGGAAAATATTATTCTATTGAGTATGTTAGAAAGCAAATTCTCATGCAAACTGATGTTGAATACGAAGAAATTTCTAAACAAATGAAAAGTGAAATTGCAGAAGGAAAAATTCCAGATCCAATACACACTAATTTAATGAATGCGGCAACATTAGAAATGGGAGCAACTCCACCACCAGAACCAGTTACTACTCCTCCTAAACCTAAAACATCAGAAAACTAAATAATTAATATAAGGTAAATTATATGGACACTATTGAAATTATTAATGCCGTCCGTGACGGTAATAAAATACAAGCAGTTGATAAAATTACAGATATTTTATATTCAAAAGCTGCTGAAGCTATGGGTGACTATAAAAAAATTGTTGCTCAAACTTTCTTTACCGTTCCCGAAGAGGAGGTAGAAGAGACATCAGAAGAGGAAACAGAACAATGAAACTAATCACCGAAAGCATTGAGGACATTCAAATCCTTGAGGAAGAAGCAAATGGAAAAAAACTACTATACATTGAAGGTGTATTTCTTCAAGCAGATTTAAAAAATCGCAATGGTAGAGTTTATCCATACAACATACTTGAGCGTGAAGTAGGAAGATATAATGAGCAGTATGTTTCTGCTGGACGTGCTCTCGGTGAACTTGGTCATCCAGATGGACCTACTGTAAATTTAGATCGTGTATCGCATAAAATTGTTTCTCTTAAAGCAGAAGGAACTAATTTTATTGGCAAAGCACAAATTTTAAACACTCCTATGGGAGCTATTGCTAAGTCACTTCTAGAATCTGGAGTCAAACTTGGTGTTTCTTCTAGAGGTATGGGATCAATTGAAGAAAAGAACGGTGCTAATTATGTACGTGATGATTTCATGCTTTCTACTGCTGCTGATATTGTAGCAGATCCTTCTGCTCCTGACGCTTTTGTGAATGGAATTATGGAAGGAAAAGAGTGGGTTTGGGAAAATGGCATTATTAAAGAAGTTAATATTGCTAAATATCATAAATATATTTTTGAATCAACCAAAAAAAATATTGAAGAGAGGTCTCTGAAAGCGTTCAGTCACTTCTTACAAAATTTGTAATTTCATAAATAGTCATAGAACAAACGTATAGTAAGTATTACGAGGAATCTCAAATGTCAGATAACTTAAACGAAAAGTTTGAGGAGCTTGTAACTGAGTCAGATGTAATGGCAAGTGCACTCTCTCCATCCGTTGCTCCCGGTCAAACATCTGGGCATCAGTTGATGCAACCTGTTGGTGGCGCAGTAAGCGATGCTCAGACACGTAGCGGTCACAAAGATTCGGGATTTACAATCCCAACATCTATTGTTCCTGGTCAATCAGAAGAAGACAATGGAGGATCTGACTTTGAAGATCCAGAAGGTGAGCAAAATCCTGGAGCAAAAGCTGCCAAACATAACAAGAGAGTTTCTGATGCACAAACTCGTGGTCAACATCAAGATTCTTCTTTCTCAATTAAGTCATCTGGTTATGGCGTAGAGAACGGTCAGAATAATACAAAAGTATTTGGTATGGAAGCAATCAACTATTCTGCTGTGGAAGATGTTGCTGCTCTTACCGAAGGTGGAGAGTTCTCCGAAGATTTCAAAGCAAAAGCAACTACAATCTTCGAAGCTGCTGTCAAGTCACGTATTGAAGAGCAAGTAACTTCAATTTCTACACAACTTGAAGAGCAGTTTTCCGTCAAACTCCAAGAGGAGATTGCAACCATCGCAGAGAAAGTTGATGAAATACTCAACTATGCAATCACCACTTGGGTAGAAGAGAACCAAGTTGCACTCGATGCAGGTCTCAAACTTGAGATTGCTGAAGAGTTCATGGGTGGTCTCAAAAAAGTTTTTGAAGAAAACTACCTCAATCTCCCAGAAGAGAAAGTCGATGCTGTCGAAGCAATGACTGAGGAGCTTTGTGAAATGGAAGGTCGTCTCAACGAACAGCTTGAGCGTAATATTGAACTTAATAATAAACTCGCTGGTTATCATAAACAAGTCATCCTCAATCAAATGAGCGAAGGTCTAGTTGATACTCATAGAGAAAAACTTGCTTCTCTTGCTGAAGGAGTTGAATTTGTTTCTGAAGAAGATTTCAAAAATAAAATTTCAACTTTAATCAGCAGCTACTTCCCTAAGCATGTAGTAAATGAACAAGTAACACCTGAGGTCTCAGGCGAACAATCATCCGAAGAAGTATCTCCAGTAATGGCAGCATATCTTCAAGCGATTTCACGCTGGAGCAACTGATAATAATAAATAATTTTAACCCCATACACTCAAAGGAGTAAAAGCAAATGTCAGATTTAAGACACTTGCAGGAAAAGTGGGCACCTGTTCTAACTCATAAGGATCTTCCAGAAATTGCTGATCCATATCGTAGAAAAGTTGTCGCTTACCTGCTAGAAAATCAAGAGCGTGCAATTCGTGAAGAGCATGGTATTCTTAACGAAGTTGCAGTCAATTCACTAGGATCGGGTGTAGTTTCACCTGCTGGTTCAGCTTTATCATCGACCAACACCGCTGGTCTTGCTGGTTTCGATCCTATTCTAATCAGCCTAATCCGCCGTTCAATGCCTAATCTTGTCGCTTATGACATCGCTGGCGTTCAACCAATGAGCGGTCCTACAGGTCTCATCTTTGCGATGAGAGCACGTTATGAGAACCAAGGCGGCGCTGAGGCTCTCTACTACGAACCAGATGCAGGTTTCTCTGGTGGTTCCGATGCTTCTGCTGGTGCTTACAACGTTCGTAATGCTGCTGGTACTGGTGGCGATGCTGAAGGTAACAACCCTGCAGTTCTTAACGATTCATCACCTGGAACCTATGAGCGTGGAACAACTTCATTAACTCGTGAGAACTCTGAAATTCTTGGCGAAGCTAACACTCTCTTCCGTGAGATGGCATTTAGCATCGAGAAGACCTCTGTAACTGCTAAGACCCGTGCTCTCAAAGCAGAGTACACCCTAGAACTAGCACAAGACCTCAAGGCAATCCATGGTCTTGATGCTGAGCAAGAGCTCGCTAACCTACTCTCAAGCGAGATCCTCGCTGAGATCAACCGTGAAATCATCCGTACCGTCTACACTGTTGCACTTCCTGGTGCTCAGAACGACGTTGCTACTCAAGGTACTTTCGACCTTGATATCGATTCAAACGGTCGTTGGATGGCAGAGAAGTTCAAGGGTCTTCTATTCCAGATTCAACGTGATGCAAACGCTATCGGTCAACTAACCCGTAGAGGTAAGGGCAACTTTATGATCTGCTCTGCAGACGTTGCTTCCGCTATGAGCATGGCTGGTATGCTTGATTACGCTCCTGCTCTAAACACTTCACTCAACGTTGATGACACTGGTAACGTATTTGCTGGTGTTCTTCAAGGTGGTATTCGTGTTTACATCGACCCATTCGGTGCTCCTATCTATAGTCAGTCACAAGCCGCTAAGCACTACTACGTCATGGGTTATAAGGGAACTAATCCTTATGATGCAGGTCTCTTCTACTGCCCATACGTTCCTCTCCAGATGGTTCGTTCAATCAATCCTGACACTTTCCAACCTAAGATTGGATTCAAGACACGTTACGGTATGGTCAGCAACCCATTCGTTTCAACCACGAATACTAATGGTATTGCTGGTGCTACTCCTGACGGTCAAACTCTCACCGCTAATACTAACCAGTATTACAGAAGAGTTAAGGTTATCAACCTCACCTGATTTACAGATCAATATTTCGACCCCCGCAAGGGGGTCTTTTTTATGTACCTAAATAAAGAAAAAACATAAAATTATGTCTTCACGATGGTACACTGAACAACCAGGAAATAGAAATTTCCTAACACCAGTTGGATTCAAAATGAATCTTGATATTTTTGCTGGTGTAGATTTCTTTTGTCAATCAGTAAATTTACCAGATATTAGTGTAGGTTATGCAGAAGCACCTACAAGATATAGAGGAATTGCTTTGCCTGCCTCGGGTGGTGTAAAATTTGGAGATCTTCGACTCAATTTTATGGTTGATGAAGATATGAAAAATTATATGACAATTTGGAATTGGATTAATAAAAGTAATCTTGCCGAGCAATTAGATACAGAATCTATTGAATATTCTAATGCACAATTACAAATTTTAAATAGTAATTTTACACCAAACATTATTGTAATTTTTGAAGATATTTTTCCTATAGATTTATCAGAATTAAGTTTTGATGTTGCTGATGGACAAATAGATTATCTTACAGCATCAGTATCTTTTAAATTTACTCGTTACACTTTTAATAATAAACATAATAAAAGGATTTAATTTATGAAGTTTGATGATTTGAAAACACTCTTTAATCATGTTAGATCAGAATGGCAAAACGATTCTCATATCGACTTCCAGTTTAAAAACAAACAATACTCAGCAGATCTTGCACAAATCTCATTAGACATTCCTTACCAACACAATAAATATTTAAACTTCTACAACGATTTCTCCACAGAAAAAACAGCACTGGAGTTTCAGTATCGTATGAAGTTAAAAGAAAAAAGAGAATATTATCAGGGAGAAGCAGACCCTGAAGTTTATAAAGAAAAACCTTTTGGGCAATCCATTAAAACATCCGAGAAGATGAAAGTATATTTGGAAGCGGATGAGGATTTGATTAATATCGAAATAAAAATAGAGTTTATTAATAAGGCGCTTTTCTTTTTGGATAATGTTCTTAAGATGATATCCAACAGAAGTTTTCAAATTAAAAACGCTATTGAGTGGGAGAAATTTATTAATGGTAGCACCTAATGTCAGAACTCGTAGTAGCAAAGAAGAATAACATCTTTCTTACAATCAAAACAGAACCTCACGTTCACTATGAGCTAGCAGATTATTTTACATTTGATATTCCTAACGCCAAGTTTATGCCTCAGTATAAAAATGGTATGTGGGATGGAAAAATTAGATTGTATTCACCAGGAACAGGTGAACTCTATTGTGGTTTGATTTCACACCTAAAAGAATGGAGTGAAATCAAAGGTTATTCACTTGCTTACCAAGCAAACAAATTCTATGGTGATGTAGAAGAAAAGAATGAACACATCTCACTAGAAGGTGTTAAAGGTTTCATGAGATCTATATGCCTTAATCATATACCGAGAGATTATCAAATTCAAGCAGTGTATGAAGCATTACTTAATAATCGTAAGTTACTTCTTTCTCCTACTGCATCAGGTAAATCATTAATGATTTATTCTATTGTGCGTTATTACCATACTTTTGAATACAAAAAGACAGGTCAAAAAACTTTAATTATAGTTCCTACCACATCTTTGGTAGAACAAATGTATAAAGATTTTAAAGATTATAGTTGGGATGTGGAGGAACACTGTCACAAAATTTACGGTGGTAAAGATAAAAATATAGAGAAAGCAGTTATTATTTCTACTTGGCAATCTATCTACAAGTTTCCTAAGCGTTGGTTTGATGACTTCTCTTGTGTGATTGGCGATGAAGCGCACTTATTTAAATCCAAATCACTCACTGGCATCATGACTAAGTTACATGAAGCTAAATATCGTTTTGGTTTTACTGGAACACTTGACGGTTCTGCTACGCACAAGTGGGTGCTTGAAGGATTGTTTGGAGAATGTAAACATGTTACCAAGACAGAAAAATTAATTAAGGAAGGTCATCTATCTGATTTTAGAATTAAAGTTCTTTTGCTTAAACACGAAAAAAAAGAGTTTTTTGATTATCAAAATGAAATAGATGAAATTATAGATAACACTAAACGTAATAGATTAATTAAAAATTTGGTACGTGATCTCGAAGGCAATACATTAGTTTTATTCAATTATGTTGAACGTCATGGAATACCTTTACATGACAGCATAAATAAAGTTGTTAGCAAAGGTCGTAAAGTTTTTTTGGTCTACGGTGGTGTAGACACAGAAGAGAGAGAAGAGATTAGAAGAATCACTGAAATTGAGAAAGACGCAGTGATCGTAGCTTCCTACGGTACTTTCAGCACAGGCATCAACATTCGCAATCTTCATAATGTTGTGTTTGCTTCACCATCAAAATCAAGAGTAAGAAACTTACAATCAATTGGTAGAGTGTTACGCAAAGATGATAATAAAACCTATGCAACTCTTTATGACATTGCTGATGATTTCTGCAGAACACCTCAGAAAAATTATACCCTAAAACACTTAGATGAAAGATTAAAAATATATGAAGAAGAAAACTTTAATGTAGAAATAATTAAAATCGATTTAAGATAATATGGAAGAAGAATTTTATGCAACCATTAAATTAAGTTCTGGAGAAGAAATCGTAGCTAAAGTTAGTTACGATATGGAAGATGATGTTGTAATTGTTTTTCAACCAAGATTAGTTATTAAAACTCAGATTAAAAAAAAAGGAATTAAAATAGAAGGGTTTGAATTTTCTTGTTGGATAAACGCAACACATGATGATATGTTTATCATTTCTCGTTCTCAAATCATTACTATGATTGAAACGGATGCCCCTATTGTTCAATTTTATGAAGCGTATTTAAAAAGAAAAACGATTGAAGAACATCAACTTTATAATGGAGGAATCCCTGGAAACCGAAGAGATTCAAAAATTATGGATGGATATATCATATCAACTAAAGAAGCTAGAAGTATTTTAGAAGAGATATATAATAAATCTTGAAAACGCAGCATTGCTATTATACACAAATTTGATAGGTTTGTCAAGTCCCTTTACAAAACAATGTTCGTGTGCTAAAATTTAAATAACAAAATGTATTTACATGATAACCTCCATCACGCAATCAAAACTAATGACCAAAAAGAAAACAGAAAATTACGTTAATAATCGAGAGTTTTTGGATGCTTTGGTGGCGTATAGAATGCAAGTTGCTGCAGCAAAAGAAAAAGGAGAACCTAGACCACGAATTCCAAATTACATTGGAGAATGCTTTCATAAGATTGCTACTCATTTATCCTACAAACCAAATTTTGTTAACTACATGTTTAGAGATGATATGATTGGTGATGGGGTGGAAAATTGTGTACAATATATTGACAATTTTGATCCAGAAAAATCTACTAATCCTTTTGCGTATTTTACGCAAATGATTTATTTTGCTTTTCTAAGGAGAATCTCTAAAGAAAAAAAACAACTAGAGATTAAAACCAAAATTTTGGAAAGATCTGGATATAATGAAGTTTTGTATACGGATAATTATGGATTAGATATGCATGGGTATAATTCAACATATTCTGATATGAATAGCATTAAAGAAAACCTTAAGATGAGATCTAAACGATGACAGTAGCATTGATTACCGACCAACATCTAGACGGGAGAAAAGGAAGTGTCGCGTTTTGGGAATATTTTAAAAAATTCTATGACGAGATCTTTTTTCCTACCCTCGAAAAACATAGAATCAAAACTGTTATTGACCTCGGTGATACGTTTGATAATCGTAAGGGGATTGATTTTAATGTTTGGAGCAGGGTGCGTCAACATTATTTTCAACGTCTTGAAGACATGGGTATCTTCGTGCATATGATTCTTGGTAATCATTGCACCTATTATAAGAACACTAACGAGATTAACTCACCAGATTTGCTGCTAAAAGATTTTAGTAACATCAAAGTTTACTCTCGTCCAGAGACAGTAATGATTGATGATACTAAGATTCTTATGCTACCATGGATTAACTCTCAAAACTATGAAGAGACAATGACATGGATTAATGATACCAGTGCTGAGATTGCTATGGGTCACTTGGAATTAAATGGATTTCTTGTGAACCTAGGAATCAAAATGGAACATGGTATGGACCCTTCTATCTTTTCCAAATTCAAACAAGTATTCTCTGGGCACTTCCATCATAAATCTACAAAAGGTAACATTACATACCTAGGCAATCCATATCAGATGTTCTGGAATGATTATAAAGACGAGAGAGGATTTCATCTCTATGAACCAAAGACAAATAAACTCAAGCGGGTCAAGAACCCTTATGAGATTTTCCAGAAAATATATTATAATGACACTACTGGTTCTCATCTCGGCTTCGATACCAATCAGTGTACAAATTCTTTTGTCAAGATTATCGTAGAAGATAAGAAAGATTATCTAGAGTTTGAGAAGTTTGTTGACTCTGTGTTTGCTATTAAACCACATGATGTTAAAATTATTGAAACATTAGTTAGTGATAATAATATAGAAGAAAATTTGGAAATCAAAGACACTCTTACTTTGCTTAATGAATACATTGATGAAGTGGAGTTATCCGTAAACAAAGAAAAATTAAAATTACTTATGAAGTCCCTATATATTGAAAGTTGTGAGGTAGTGTAATGTTCCTCATTACCCTTAAAGAACATCCTGATGGTGTTTATTCGGTACTTGACGACGAGGGTAATCATGTGGTATACTTTTTTAAAGAAGAAGATGATGCCGAAAGGTATCTTGGTTTACTAGAAGCAAATGATTCAGAAAATTCTCTCCCCCCGTTGATTACACATGAAGTAAATTCTAAAACAGGAATACAAGTTTGTGAAAAACGAGGTATGAAATATACAATCATAGAACCAGACGATATTATTGTTCCTCCCCGAGATTATGATTACATTCAAAATAATTAAATGGAAAAACTTCTTAAGTACGGGAAATCAATTTACTGAAGTTAACCTAAACGATAAGAAGAATACCATTATTGTTGGTTCTAATGGAGCTGGTAAGAGCACTATTTTAGATGCTCTTACTTTTTCGTTGTTTGGTAAACCATTCAGAAAAATTAATAAATCACAATTACTCAACTCTATCAATCAATCTGATTGCGTTGTGGAGGTACACTTTGATATTGGTAGGAATAAATACAAAGTGATTCGTGGTATTAAACCAGCGAAGTTTGAAATTTATCAGAATGGTGTGTTTCTAAATCAAGATTCATCTGTTGTAGATCAACAGAAACATTTTGAGCAGACCATTCTCAAAATGAATTACAAATCATTTACTCAAATTGTGGTGCTAGGTTCATCTACCTTTGTACCATTCATGCGTCTTCCACTGGCATCTCGTAGAGAAATCATCGAAGACATTCTTGACATTCAAATCTTCTCAACCATGAATGTCAATCTAAAAGAAAAAATTAAAATAATTAACGACGAATTAAAAGATCACGAATATAAACTGTCACTTGTCAAAGAGAAGATTGACATGCAGAAGCAGTTTATGCTTGACATTGAAAAAAAGAATAAAGAAGATATTCAAGAAAAAGAGAATCGTAAAGACACTCTGTTGACAGAGGCACTTAACTATGAATCGGAAATCCTCAATAACAACCAGACAATCAACGAAAAGACCGCTGCCGTTTCAGACACTTCGAAAATTAAAGCAACGATCACTAAGATTGATTCGCTCAAGAACAAAATTTCAACCAAACAAAAGTCACATCATAAAGAAAAAATATTCTTTGAACAGAATGATTCGTGCCCGACATGTGGGCAATCGATTGAGGAGCATTTTAAACAAGAGAAGATCCAAGTTCTCTCGGATAAACTTGTTGAGGTGGAGAAAGCTATGTCTGATTTGGGACAACAACTTTCCGATCTCAGAAGTCAAGAAAATACCT